TTTCCAACTCCTGCAACCCAACATTTGAATAATGAAAACTCTTTATTTACAGGCTTGATAAATTCAAACTTAGAAACATTGTTAAGGTTAAACTTCTCCATTGCTTTTACCCTCCTTTCTCATAATTTCTCCAAAAACTCAAAAGAACAGCTTATCGTCGAGATAGCACACGCCTTTAATATCAGAATATTTGCTGGCAATGTACTGTCTCAATTCTTTGCTGTCGGCAAAAGCAAACACTTGTTTGTCGCCAAGTTTTTCTGTTGTATAAGAAAAACCTAAGTTAGCAAGTTCTTCCTGCAACTTAGGCTCTAATACCTTTATAAATTTCATCTCAACACCTCACTTATAATCATCATTATTCGAGATGTTCTGTGCTGTATTTTCAGACGGAGTGTCTGTCTCAGGTCTGCCAACCTCGCCATTACTCAAAGTGTTGCTACTTATAAGCGGTCTATTGTAAATATCCACACCACAACCCAATATGTCGTTTTCGAGATAGCTTGCGCCGTAAGCGTCGATTGGTTCTTGTCCGAGTGCTGCCGCATAAAGTAGTTTTGATGGCACTCCGTACATTGCCGACTTCTGCATACGATTTGCAACTTCATCTTTGTTAAAGCTATTCTGTTCAAGGAATATTATCTCAAACAGATAATCGTCGTGGATTGACATTTCACGCTGATATTTAACATTGAATACCCTCTGTATCTGCCGCAGTACCTTCATCATCATTGTTGCGTCAACGATGAGAGACAATTCAATAACCTTGTATGTGGGATTTGCACCCAAACCAAACAGTAGGGGAGAAACACCAATATTATTAAACAGGTCTTTTGTCGCGTCCTCGGTATAATCCTGTTGAGCATTATTTGTGTCTTTAAGGGTAATACCTTCTGCCTTAAATGGATTGACCGCAACACCAATTCCTTCTGGCACAGCACCCGCTATCTGATCGTAATACTTCTTGATTTGCTCGTATGACAACGCTGGATTGCCATCGCTATCAGTTTCAACCGTATAGTTGATAAGCTTGTAGTTGTCAAGAATCGCTCCATCTTTCTGTATCTCCTGATAGGTTTCAAGGTCAATAATTGCCTTAAATGCACCCGCCAGTGGGGGAATGATAAACGGATATTCCTCATCAAACTTTATACAAATCTGATTGCGTGGCACAAACCATCTCATTGTCTTGTCGCCCTTATTGTCCTTGCCGTCGCCCTTGTACGCCAAATATGCCCTCTCAAACTCCTTACCATATGACGGGAGCATGAGTTTTGTTTTCTTGGTGTCAAAGTACGAAAGGTCAAATGCAAATCGCCAAACGCCATTTTCTACTGATACCAATCGGCAATATTTGTGCTGAAGTGGCTTTAAGAAGAAACTGCGCTTGTCCTCTATCATAAGTCCGTAATAAATACCGTCGACAAGTGTGCGCACCATTATCTGCGGATTGATGTCTTTAAACTTGAAACGCGCACATTTTAAAGCGTAATTTATATACTGCTCCTCAAATTTTTCCTTGTTTACAGCCTTAATATTCTCTAACGGACGTATTACATAATTGTTGGTCAGTATCGTCGCCAACATAATAACTGCTCGCCTGTAATGCGGTGAGATTGCAAAGTAAAAGCGGCTGATTTCACGCAACACTTCCGCAGACGATGCTACCGTAGGATCTCCCAATGCTGAGAGTATCGTCTTACGTGGATATTTGCGCAGGAATACTGACACTTCGTCCATGTTTGCCTTTAAGTCAAGAAGCACGTCCGAGCGAAGTTTCGCAAACCGTTTGAGATTGTATATTTCGTCCATAAGTCACCGCCTTTCATTTATAAGATTTCGCCGCACGTCCAAAGAAGCATAAATCTTCCGTGACGGGCTTTGTTTGGTTTACAATATTGCCTCTACGCAATTCATACAATCTATGAGCAAGCATAATTAAAACGTAGAAGCGGTCATCATGCATACGATTTTCCTTTTCTTTCGATAATGCATAATTAACAGAAGTTCTCTCCGCATTTTCGGTCTTATGAATAGAAGTTACTTCATTTTTCATAAGGTCAATTTGAACTAATGCCATTTTTTCATCATCCGAAAGCTCATGGTTTACCCATATCTCATTACCTTCCGCATCAATACCATCAATAACCTTTATAAAATCTTGCCCTGAATATTCATACGGGAATTTAATAACACCTAAATCCATAAGCTCTATCATTTCTTCAACCATTTGAGTACGATATTTCTTAGGACTTATAAGCCTTAATTTATCACAAGCGTTTGGGTAACGATTAACATAAGTTTGATATAACTCATTTGTCTTATCAATAAATCCTCTGTGAATCTTGCCGTATTTATCTGAGTATTCATTCAATAATCCATCGCCATAAGCACTAACACCGCCACCGCCCGCGCCAGCATCAATTTCAAGTAGATTCAAATATTCATAATCGGGATTTTGACCGTTGTAAATATTTATCAATGCTCTCAATTCTTCCAATTGCCTATTTGAATCTAATTTGTATTTTTTCTTAGTGGCGTTATCAATCATGTTTACACAATTAATGATGTCTCCACACCAACCTAATTCTTTGTCTTGATAAACATTCATAACGCCTATAATACTATTATCTGCTGTTCTCGCAGGATCGAAGGCTATTACAATATTACTATTTGGTTTCCAATGCAACGTAGGCAAATGAAAGTTCTCATTTCTACGAATAGTGTCCCATTTAACAATTTGGCTACTGCCACCGTCCATCGTTGGCTGATTAAAATATTCTCTCAGAGCTTTATCCTTATTGCTCTTGAGAGCTGCATCAACCTTGTCTCTCGTAAGTAGAGGGGTGTACGGTTCTCCATTCATATAAGTTTGAATTGCAACATCACAAATCATATCGCAGACGAAATAATCTCTATCTCCTGCAATCATGCGCTTTGCAAAATTCTTATAGTGCTTATAAAATGTTTTATCCATTTGGTCTTGTGATGAAGCATAAACCAACTGAGTAGGCACTTTCCTGTGTTCTGCTTCTGGATTGTAATTTTCCTCTGTTGAAGTCGAGAAGTCACTATTTTGCGTTGCAAACGCTTCGCAGACAGCTATTAATTCATCAGAGCAAAATGCGCTCTCATCAAAAAATACAAGCGTAGCCCTTCGAGAACGAGCTGAATCTGGACGACTGTTCAACGTATTAATTGAACTACCATTATAAAATTCTACTTCATATCCCGCTGGATTATGACTGAATCCAGTTTTGTTAGTTGCTGTCTTTTTCGTTTCTTTTTCGAGTATATCCTTTAAAGAACGAATAGAAGCCGCCGTCTTACCCATGCGAGTGATTATTTCTTCAAGCTTCGAGAATGTTTCCTTTGCCTGATCTCCGACGGATGAAACTATATAAATAGCTTGATTTTCATAAAGTACCGCCTTCAAAATCATAAGAATTGCGCCCAAAAAAGATTTACCAAAGTTTCGACTACAACACCAAACACTATGAGAAGCATTCCATGTGCTTTGTAATATCCATTTCTGCGCGTCAATTAGACGGATTCCCAATAAGTCCTCTGCTGCAATACAGGGATTGCGCCTATAATAAGCAATGGACTCGGCATCTAATTCACATATTTTTTTCTTTATCGGCGTAAGAATGATTTTACGTTTTTTCATCGTCATCACCATTCTTTAATCTTTGTATTTCTACAAGAAGCTGTCGCTTTTCTTCCATTAAATCATCAACTTTTTCTTGAAGGCTAACAACCATCTGTCGTTTAATTCCGTCAATTTCGCGCATATCATTTTCATCAAAAAAAGTGTTTTTCTGTATTGCGTTCATCGACACCTCTGCCGCCCACCGAGAACCCTCGGATTTAAGTTGATCATAGTAGTCAGCTTCAGCTCTATCAAAATCTTTCTCTCTCAAATCTCTCATAAGATAAGTGAGAGTTGATTTACCTATATCCTTGTTCGATCTATTCTTAACCGAAATTTCATTTTCTTTCGCAATCTTGTCATTGGATTGAACAAGTTTACCTTTCATTTCGTTTAGGACTTGAATATCCTTGCTATCAGTCAAAGGTTTCAGTTGGGCGATAAGCAAATCGTATTGTCTTATCTGATTGTTGTTATTTACAATCTGAATAATTTGAGATAGTTTATAATTATCATCAACGACTTCTTCATCATCTAAGTATTTCACAAGTTCACCAAACAAATAACGCCTATCGCTTGATTGATAACCTGCAAATGGATCATAGCCTATGACCTCTATAACAGTGTCCACATTCTTTCGTTCTTCATCCGTCCAGTTTTCTTCCATCATGTCGTCTGCTTCTTGCTTAGAACGTAAGAACTGCTCACTATTAATGCTCGACATAACATAATCTACAAATGTAAGATTTTTATTCTGTGATAAATTGAGCCTCTTGATATAGTCGCCCA